CTCCGTTTGAGATGTAGTCATTTGGTCCAGATCCAAGCCATCCGACGCTATCAGTAACCGCTAGCAGTTCAAACCAGCGTGAAGCGCCGCGCCAAAATTGAAATGGAGCCAGTAAAGCTACGTGAGTGTCCAAGCCAACATTTGGAGGAACAGGGCCCGGCACGACATTTGAAAGACCAGCCGCAACAAGCGGTTTCTTGGTCACATATCGATGCAAGAGCGTGTTCAAAGTTCCAAAGTCCTCTCCGTTCACAATGCCTGCTTCAACGACATACTTCGTTGGAATTAGGCCTGGAAAAGAGCGCTTAAAGTCAACTGAAACATCACATTGTGCCTCACCGATCTCTCTCTTTTTATGGTTCAGGTCCTTGGGACGCGCGCTATCCGGCTTCTCTTGTTCGAGTTGCCGGTCTGACAATGGGTTAGTAAAGGTCAGGTAAGGCAAATAGAGACGAGTATCCTGGAATTGCATCAACCGATAATCATCACCCGCGGCAATCCAAATTGAGTAATAAACAACGGGATTGGCAGTAGTGTCAATAGAAACCACTGGATTAACCAGTGAAACATCAACCACTCCTGTCCCATCCACAAAGTTCGTCACATCATTCGGACGGCGCGTAGGCAAATAAAGATCAGTGTGCAAATATGGAATGGTGAAATCAACCACCGTGTCTCCAGCGATGTCTACTATCTTCGACACCAAATCGCCTGAAACCTGATCATAAGCCGTTGACAGTGCTTCAAATAGGTGAGATATCCTCACCCTACAAGTGACAAATGAACTCGTCACAAAATGAATGCGCATCTTCAAAGAACCCCGCCATTTACTGGCAAAGCTCGAATAATAGCCCATATGACTCATCGCATAATAGTCTTGACCACCTGTTGTAATCACCTTAGTTCCCACGCAAGAATGCGCAGGCACCTTGATGATGCTCGAATTCGGGCTTGTGGTGTTGTTAAAGTAACCAACACGCAACAAAGCAGGTGTCTTAACAATGTCGATTATCTTGGGTTGTGGACTGTCAGGTCCACAGAGCCCCTTAGCTACCGAGACCATGTTCTCTGGGTCCAGAGCCAAACGTTGTGGGTAGTCCAAACCGCGGCCCAAGGCTAAACCTGGGTCTCCTCGCGGCAGGACATTT